ATGTTTAAAGTAGCCTGTGAATTTCTGAGCGATACGTATTAACACCATTTCTAATTTATATATTAGAAAAAAGTTTTTTATAGTTTCAATTTTACGTAAATATTTTATTTTATTAATATAAATGCGAATGATGTTAAAAACTACTATTTCAATTTTACATTTAATATTAATGTACGGAATTGGTATGTTAGGTGTATTATCTAATAATGAAAGTGTTGTTTTTGGATTTTTAGTTATTATGATATTAATTAAATTTTCTTACTATTTATTCAAAAGATGTATAGTTACTCATCTAGAAGATGGTAAAATGTATGCTTCAGCAGCACAACTATTTGGTTATACAATAACAAAAAATGATATGAAGCAAGGTGTTTATGAGGAAATAATAATTAACTTTGCATTGATATTACTTATCAATAAATTACTGTTAATGTTATTAGTAAAATATTATTATAAATCACTAAACCCATCTTTTAAAAAATTTATTAACATATATGTATATAATGACAATAAACTATGATTTTTTTAAAAGAACCGAAATGAAACATTTTTTAAGAAATCAGTTTTTAACGGGTTTCATAGTAATTATAGTAGGTGTATATTTAGTAAAAAAAAATTTTTCTCCAATACATAGTTTCTTAGCAATATTAGGATTATATTATTATTCTTATTTTATACATAAAGCATATCATTACATACCAGAACAAATTAACCCTCATATGATACATCATAAAAATAAAACATTAACTAGATTAGTTAATTTAACAATAGAATGTTTAACAGACTCTTCGTTTTTTGTAGTATTATATTTTTTTCAAAAACTTATAAGATATGAATTATTTCCAAATATATTAATTTTATATTATGGAATCATATATGTTTCTGTTCATATAATTAATTTTTCTATATTTGGTGATGAAAATCATAAAAAACATCATAATGAAAAAGATAAAAAATACTGTAATTATGGACCAGATCCTATAGATCATATAATGGATACTAATTGTGACAATAAATGGGAGGATATGACACATCATCTACCAAATGTTTTGATTAGTTATGTGATATGTGATAATTTATATAATAAATAAATTGATATTAATAATGTTAACATGTTAATATCAATAAAGTAAATGTAATAGATTGGTGATTATACAGAAACAGGTAAAGCCCTTGCGACAAAATATTTTTTTTCACCAGATTTTGGTAACAAATAATAATATTTTCTGACATAACAAGCAATATAAGTTTGTATAAAAAACAAAAACACAGACATAGTAATTGACATAGCCATAGAATCTGGTAATTGTATTTGAGGATAAGTTTCATGAAAGCTATTTCTTGTATTAGAATTAGTTAATGCGATATAAAATATAATAGTTGCTAATTTACCGGTCCACATTATATATTGATAATATAAGTAACATGATAACATGCTTCTTGATTGGTGGTAAGTAGAATAAATACCTGATGCAGAAGCTAAGGCAAATATAAATCCTAAGAAGTAACCATACATCATATAAAGTAAATTAAAAAATAAATCTATAAAACATATAATTTTTATACCTTTACCCATACGTTGTATTTGTAAAGCTTTTTCAGCCAATTCAACAGGAACTTGAACACATGTGTTATTCAATCCATTAATATATATAGTTCTAGTTTCTCTCTGAATTCCTGTAATTATAGTAGCAGGAGCGATAGGGACTATATTGTCAAGATCTTCTCTATCAGGATCTTCTCTATCAGGATCTTCACTGTTCAACATAACATAGGGGTTATCTCTAGAAATCGTTAGAATTTCAGTTTGTCTGGACATTATATATATAATTATAAATATTTTTTTAAATATATAAAGATTGATTTGTTGCAATAAACTTAAGAGTTAATTTTGGAATTTTACGAATCTTATTTTGCAACTCTACTTTATTTCCCAATAAATCACATACTCTATCTATCTCTTTTGTTATATTGTTAATTTTTAATATAGCTTTTACAAAATCTCCAACAAATAAATTAGTATTGTATATGCAATCACTTAGTATACGTTTACAATCTTCTTGATCATCAGATTGACACCATCTATGAATAAAATTAATTATATCATAATTAATTTCGTTACATGTACCTGTAAATATTTCATTTTTTGCTTCCTCATTTTCATAATTATCAATTCTCTCTTTTGTAAATTTAACAATATCATTTATATATGAGTTGGTAGAATCTGGATTCCATTTTTTGTAATCATCCTTAACATTTATCTGTGAGTAAATACTCAAATAAGCAGCTATATCTGAGCTGGTAAAATTTTCAAAATAATTGCAGTATTTCATAGTATTAGCAAATGCAAGAGAATGAATTTCCTTAATATTATGAGCAACTATACCAGACTCAGTAAGTTTATTTTCATTATCAATAAAATTATTAGTTGTAAGTATATGGTGCACCTTTTCAACATTGTAAGAGATGTGGTCTTTAGTATAACCATATTGCCTTTGGAGTTTAGTAATTTCATGCTTTAAATCAATGATACTAATGTAAAGATCATAATCTTTATTAAACATTTTATTACTATCTTTAATCATTTCAAGACTTCTTTCAAGTGCTTTTTTCTTTTTATTTTTTGTATAAGCTAATTTTTCAAGACCTTCTTTATATTCTGTTAGTAACTCAAGTGATGTAGTGCAAAATTTAAGACTATTTTCTTTAGTATCAAGTAAAGATTTTTTTTCTTGAATAGTTTTGTCTAAGTAAGAAAGCTCTTTATTAATTTCTTCTGAAATCATACTATTATTAGCAAATGATTCAATAGATGCATCATTATCAGTATCAACAATATTTAGTACAAATTCAAATGATATTTTAAATTTAGACACTAATGCTTGTGGTTTTCCAGCTAATATTTCTTTATATGTATTAGATGGTGGCATCTCGTCAAATAAATTGACTAAGTGATAAGCTTCACCTTTATCATCAAATCCTCTCCTGCCAGCACGTCCTGCTTGTTGAATATATTCATGACCTTCTAGATATCTATTTTTATCCCCATTCCACTTAATAAGTCTAGGAAATAATGTACACTTACATGGGAGGTTAATACCGACTGCAAATGTTTCTGTTGCAACCAATAATTGAATAAACCCTTTTTTAAAGATTTTTTCAATTAATTCTCTGAATACTGGTAGCATACCAGCATGATGAATACCAATACCTTTTTCTAGTAGTTTTAAAATTTCATTGTATTCAGGTAACATCATATATTCATCGGCGTTAGGAAGCTTTTCTCTAAGAATATCTCCAGCAACTTTAGAAACAATATTAGGATATGTGGGATCTGTATGTAAATTATGCACAATTTCTTTTGCGAACTGTTCTACACCTTTTCTAGAATATACAAATAATATTGCAGGTAATTTTTCGTTATTTTTAAGGAATTCAACTACTTTATTTAGCACAAAATTACGTTTAATATAAACGTTGTGTTTTGATAGTTCTCTCAAAATAGCATTTACCTTGTTATAGTTTACGTCATTAAATCCTTGTTTATCTTTTAAAACAATAGATGTATTGTTAATATTTTCAATTTGTTTTATTAATTGTTTATCTTTAATTTTTTTAGAGAAAGCTTGGTGAGTTACAAAGAACATGTTATGTTGTAATGGAACAGCTCTAATATGTGTTTCTGCTAGACAAACTTCAGTATTACTGACATTTTCTAACCATGATGCAAATACACTAGGATTGTGTAAAGTAGCTGACATAAGTAACATTTGTACGTTATTAGGTTGTTTTATGAAACATGATTCCCAGACTTCACCTCTATCTTTATCATTAAAGTAATGAGCTTCATCATAAATTATAATACCTACATCATCTTTAATATTCATATTAAAATCAAGAGTAGTTGTTTCTGCATCTGTTTCACTAGTGAATAAATAGTTTCGTAAGCATTCGGTAGTACAAATGATACAATCTGCATCAGGATTATCTTTTTGATCGCCAGTGATAATACCAAATGAGATGTCAGGATGTTGATTAACAAAATCAAATTTCATATAATTAGATAACGCTTTAATAGGTGAGCAGTATATAACTTTTTTACCTTTTGATTTAACGAAATATTCAATAGCCCAGTCAGCTGCTAATGTTTTACCTGAACCAGTAGGAGCACAAGTTAATGCGTTCTTTCCTTGCATTAATGATAATATAGTCCATAATTGCCATGAACTTAGTTCAAAAGGATATCTTTCTGTAGAACTATATAGTTCGGAGTGTTCATCTTTAGATGGGTTATTGTTTGGTGCGGTAAATACCATAGTTCTTTGTTATATAATAGTTTAAAACTTTAAATGTTTCAATTATATTGTAAAATATTTATATTTGTAAAAAATAGTTTAAAACATAATATTAATATAAACTAAATGTCTTTTTTCCGTGAAGAAGGAACAATAATAGGTAGAAAATATAAGATTGCCAATAAAATAGGAAGTGGTTCATTTGGTGTAGTATATAAAGGTATAAATATACGTTCAAATGAGTTAGTCGCTATTAAAATAGAATCTTTAACTGGTAAAAGTAAATTATTGAAGAATGAAGCAAAAATATGCAGACATTTAACGCCTTGTCATGGTATTTCACAGGTTAGGTATTATGGTATAGACAAAGACAATTCTTATGCTGTTTTTGATTTATTAGGGGTTAGTTTAGATACATATATGGAAAGATTAAAAAAATTTAGTATAAAAACCGCAGTGAAGTTGGGTATGCAAATGATTGAGAGAATAGAGTATATTCATAAAAAAGGTATATTACACAGAGATATAAAACCTGATAATTTTTTGATGGGTAAAGAAGACACACACATTTTATATGTTATAGATTTTGGGTTGTCAAAAAATTATGTGGAGAGAGGGAAACATATAAAATGTAAAGATAAGAAAAAAATGACAGGTACTGTTAGATATGCAAGTATAAATATACATGAAGGATTTGAACCATCAAGACGAGATGATCTAATTTCAATTGGATATATGTTGATTTATTTTATAAAAGGGAATTTACCATGGCAAGGTTTAGATGCAAAAACTAAAGAAGAAAAGTACAAAAAGATAGGTGATGTAAAAAAACAAACTAGTATAGAAAAGCTATGTAAGGATTTACCAATAGAATTAAAAGTATTTATTGATTATTGTTGTGGATTAGATTTCGCTGAAACACCAAATTATGCATTATTATTCAAATTATTGGAAAAAATATTTAACTCTGAAGTTGAAAAAGATGGTAATGAAAACCTAGATTGGGAAATAAAGTCTAATATAGTTACTGAGATAAATCTAAAAGAGTTATAAAGCCTCTCATATTACTACTTAAAGACAAACTACAATGATACAGTATATAATGACTGATACAAACAGTGTTACAGGAGCTCAGAGTTCCACAGACGAAAGCACAGGAACCCAGTTGATGGGGCGTTGCAAATGGTTTAACAACAAAGCAGGCTATGGTTTCTTGACCGTAGTATCTAACGGTGATAGTAAATGGGATGGAGTAGATGTTTTTGTCCATCATTCCGCAGTTACTACTGAGACAGAGCAGTATAAATACTTGGTACAAGGAGAGTATGTTAGTTTTCAACTTCAGACTATGGAAGGTGGTGAGCATGCTTATCAAGCCACTGATGTTCGTGGTTGTGGTGGTGGTAAGCTAATGTGTGAAACTCGTAATGAGAATCGTAAATCTGGTGATGGTGATGATGATTCTACTGAACGTAAGTCTCGTCCTCCTCGTCGTAGTCAAGGTGGTCGCCGTCAACAGCGTGTGGCTGTACATGTAAGAGGTACTGGTCCTCGTGAAGGTGAGGAGTGGATGCTTGTTCGTCGTAAAGCTCGTGGAGGAAAAGGTCCTTCAAATGGTCGTCCGTCTTCTCATGGAGATGACGAGTAAATCAAAATTTATTAAATAAATTCATAAAAATATAATTCATTTAAAAATTATATTTTTCACATATATATTTTCAAATACTTATCATGCTACTACTTATTGTTAAAAAATATTAATTATGATTCATTACATTTTTGAAGGTTTTTTTTTAGATCTTATAATTAATTAATGAATTTTGCAAAAAATTGATTTAAAGATATCCTTCTAATAAGTAGTATAACTAAGATGCCAAAAACCAAAGCAACCAAGACAACCAAAAAAAGCGCCAGTTCTGCTGGTTCAAGTAAAAAGCCTAGTGCTAAGACAGCTACTCCTTCAGCTGTTGAGGTACAAGAGACAGCTGTTACTAACACTGTAGTAGCTGATGATCAGTCTGTTACCTCTACCTCTACTCAGCCTAAGGTTCCTGAAGAGAAAGATCTAATTGGACAACAGTTTGAGGGTGTACTCACTACCTTGAGTACTTTCCGTCAATCCATTACTGCTCTTCAGAGTCAGATCCGCGGACTTGAGAAGGCTGTACGTAAAGAGATGAAGGTTCTTCGTAAGGAGGCTTCCAAGAATCGTGCTAAGGGTAACCGTAAGCCTTCTGGATTCGCTAAGCCTTCTGCTGTAACTGCTGAGCTATGTAAATTTATGGGTAAGGAAGAGGGTACTGAGATTGCTCGTACGGAGGTAACCCAGCACTTGATTCAGTACATTAAGGATAATGAGCTTCAGTTCGCTGAGAATAAGAAGATTATCGTTCCTGATGCAACTCTCAAGAGCCTCCTAGGTGTAAAGGATGGTGATGAAGTTACTTACTTCAATCTTCAACGCCTAATGAACAAGCACTTTGTGAAGAAGGCCAAGAAGGTAGAGGCCGAAGTCTAATTAACTATTAAAATAAAAAACTATATAAAATTTTTTATTTTACTTGTGTATATATCATGCGTGATAAATGGAAAAAGAAAAGGCAACGTAGGTTGAAAAGGTTAAGACGCAAACAACGCGCAAAACATAATTAAATTAATTTATAATTTAGAATACTTATAAATTAATCATAATTAACTTAACTAATTAACTTAAAAAAAATAAGGAAAATATATGTAATGAGCTCTACAACAAACAGTATTGATTTTTATGAATCTTATCATAGCCATCCTGTAAATAAGTTAATACACTTTTTTTGTATTCCACTTATTGTTTTTTCTACTAACGAATTATTAAAAGAATTTTACATTTCTCATGAATACTCATTAATGTATAAAAAACAATCTTATTTTCATATATTTCAACGCAAATTTTATATAACATGGATGATGCATCAAATATATTGTATTTACTACTTTACTAATTACGGTATGTATCCAGGTTTATTAATGACCGGATATTTTACCGTTATTAGATACTTGAGTTTAAATTTAAATATACGAAAAAGTACAGCATTAAAATTATTTTCAGTTTCATGGATCATGCAATTTATAGGTCATTATATTGAAGGTAATAGACCAGCTTTACTAGATGGTTTAACTCAAACTTTTCTTGAAGCACCATTGTATTCGTTTCAATATTTATGGCCTAATTTATTGAAATAATAATTAATATTGAATCAAGTATTTAAATGCTATTAAATTTGCTACAGCACACCATAAAGACCCATATGCACCTCCAGCATATAGATGTATTATTGGTAATAATATTACATTAATCATAAATATCCAATTCCAGTTAGGATAAAATATTAGAATTGAAAAAACAAAAAATTCCCATAATTTAATTTCATTATTTCCCCAAATCGGAGAAGCTAACTTATTATTACATAGCGAAACTGAATATCCATTAAATTTAATAAATGTATAAATTGTACCAATAATTAAAAACATTATTGTTAATGGATCTTTAAAATTGTTTCTTATAAGTATGTTATAATAAACTTGTGCACATAAAAATAACGGTATAAAAAAAGATGTTATTACATAATTTATAGTATTTTTCTTCATCTTAATATACCATAGAATAGCATCTAGTGCTTGTATTGATGATAATAACATTAAAAATATAACACTATGCTTTTGTTTTACTGTTAATTTTTTTGTTAATAAATATAAGGAAATTGTCCATGATGTAATAAACGTACCTAGACTTACTTCAAAACTAAAACACATTATATATATTTGTAATATTATTTGTGTGGTTTAAAAGGTTTATTGATATATCTCTCTAACTTTTCTTCTTTCTTTAATTTTTTATAAACAATCGGTGCTTGTTCTTTAACTTGTCTAGTATTCATATATTCATAAAAACCTTCCATTTCTTCAATAGTAGTAGGTACCCACTTATTGGTATTTTTTTGTTGATTATTATCAAATCTTATAGGTTTAGTAATTTTTTTAAACGCTAAAGGATAACTTTTTGAAATCATTAAAGTAATGAATAACGCTACGTATTGGACACACATCATATTGTACATAGTTATACGTTTTTTTAACAGTTAAATACAATCAATTTTATAACGCAATAAGTTTAAAAAAAAAGATTTATATTATATAAATGGATTTACACAATCGAAAAGAAAGAAGTGATATGATTTTAGAACCATTACAAGTAATGACTCAATTAGCTATTTTATCATATTCACCTATAGGTACAAAGGTTAGTGTAAGTGATAATATATTACAATTACATAAACCGCATTTATTTCAAGGTGTTTATAGATGGTATAATAGCGATGGAAAAGATGACTTGTATTATTTATTTCATGCTATACGTAGGTATTACAAGTGGTATAAAAAAGAATTGGTTAGTGATAGTGATAAAAATTTTAATGGAGACCAAAATAGTGATTTTGAAGAAGAAGTTGATGATGAAAATAATAAAATTATGATTTTTAATTATATATTAAAATGTGGTATTAGTGGTCTTGATAAATTAATTCAGACCTATTCTGCTACTGAACAGACAACTATAACTCATACTCTTATGTTATATAAGAATATTCTCTCAATGGAAACACCAGATGTATTTAAAAATGCTAGTGAGGATTCTGTTAATATAGACACTGTATTTCAGAATATAAAAACTGTGTATAGTGATAATATGTTAGAACTATTATATCATGGGTTAGTAATACTAGAAAGTTCTGAAGAAATATATAAACCATATTATATAGACGGTTTGTTAAAGTTAACCACACCGACTAATGATAAAATTAGAAAATGGATTAGAGAGAAACTTACTTGTTGAGTTTATGAAACCCATCATTCTTGATTTTGATATTAGTATAACATATCTTAAGATTATAATTGTATTTTATCAATATTAGTTTTAATAATTTGTTCTAATGGTGATGAAGGTATAAACTTCTCCCACCGCGTATAAATTGTATTCATACATTTACATATTGCACATTCACAATCATTTTCAGTAAATGTTTCTTCGCTGCTTTCTTCAATCTCTTCTTCTTCATCTGAATCTGAATCTGATTCTTGAGAGATTATTTGTAAAATTTCGTCAAATTTATCAACTAAATCAGGGCGATTTTTAAATATAAATACCTCTAACATCATCCCACGTTTAATGTCTTCAGGAGTAATAAGATAACGAGTTTTGTGATGAGATACATAGCGTGAAGCATGTTTCAATCCTTCACTTGCAAATGTTGCTATTAAAACAGTAATGTTTTGTTCAAAATTTTCATCTTGTTGGGTTACAAGATTATTAAATCCGCTTTTCATAAAGGAGTAGTCTGACATGTGTTATTTAATAATTATATAAGTATTATTATTAAATCAATTTTCAAATTAATTACTTTTGTTTAATGATCTGGACAGAAAATTTACACCCCTACCGGCGCGCCCGCCACCATCACAACAAGAGCAGCCTCAATAACCCAAGGCGGCACCTGAAATAAATACTCGTCTTCTGCATTTGAAAAAGCTATTAAATTTAAATTATAACCTACATCTATTCCAAATTTAGCTTTAATCAATTTTATAGCTATGTCACGAGTTACCATAGCAGCGATATGTTTTTGATGTTTACCTTTAACTGGATAAACAAGTCCTAAACTATTAAGTACTCCTACACCAGGAACATGATTTCCAAGTCTTATGAAAGTACCGTTTGGAACACCTAGATCACCTTCAACTGTTTCATTAGTCCCTACTAAACAAAGAATTTTTCCTTGACTTTTAGCATAAGCTTTTGCTTGAGCTACAGCAGTTCGGACATTATAAATATTTCTTGAAATATTATTATTGGCTCTAAATGGAATACAACGTCGCGTCCCATCTGGATGATTAACACCTGCTACGTTAAATTGACTTCTACCGCGACCTACGCCTCCCATACGATTCATACAGAAGATAACATTTTTGTTGTTTCCATCAGTTCTAGTACGATAATTTCTACCAGTATATTTTGCTTTAAAATATCCAGTACCAGACGGGGCACCACCTTG